GGAGCAAGACACAATTGACCTCAAAGCTGGTGTCAGCATGTATAATGACTATCCAGTTCAGCGTTTGCAAAAAACTGCTTACTTTCTTAAGAACAAGGCTAGCATAGATGACATCAATGAAAGAATTCTCGCAGCACTTGAAAAATACGTTGCAGATAAATTAAAAGGACAGCAAAGTGTCACCGAAAACAAAAAGAGGATAAAAGTCCATGTCAGAAGATAATAAATGGAAAAAACCAGCAGCACCTCCTCCTCCAATGTTCTTTGGGAAAAAGGAAAGAGACCTTGTTAAGCAAGTTAATGATGAGATTATTGAAAGAGTTATTGGTCAAGAAATCTTATACTTCGGAATAGATTATGATAATACTCAGTTTCACCCTTTATACGGAGAAGCCATAGAAAAAACCTTTTATCCACCAGTACGAGTCTCGGCATTAGTAGAATACCAAGGGATTGAGACAAATTTTTTGGAAAATATGTCTATAGACAAAGCAACAAAGATAAAAGTCATGTTTCATAAGAGAAGATTGACCGAAGATCAAGATCTTTTAGTTAGAGAAGGTGATTTCGTCAGATATGGAGAGGTGTTTTATGAGATTGTAAAACTCATTGAGCCAAAACTGCTGTTTGGACAAGTTGATCATCGTTTTGAGGTACATGCAGAGTGTATAAGAGCGAGAGATGGATTATTTAATGCGGAGTGACAAATAAATGCAAAAAATTGGAAATGAATTAGCACTACAACCTTCTTCTTTGGAAACAATTGATGTTGGTCTGTTCAAATATGTTGACGAAAACCTTAATCTTCATACGAAAACCAACAAAGGATTTGAAAAAGTTGCCGTTATATGGCTCGGTGCAGAGAGATCTTATCAGATTAAGAATAACAAAGAACTCAGAGATAGCGTAGGTAAGCTTAAACTACCTTTGATATCGATTAACAGAGAAACTTTTGAAATGGATAGTGGGTTTCAAGGAGCAATAAGGCCAAACCTTTTAGAACAGAACGATTATAAAGGAGGGGCGTTTAAAATTGCTAGTGTAATCAATCATGAAAAAACTAGGGATTTTGCGAACAAAGATAAAGCAAAAAGACTGAAAAATGGGCAGGAAACAGGAAAATTTAAAAATAAGAAAATTGTTTATGATGAATATTATGTACCAACACCGGTATATATGAATGTATCTTATACAATTACTTTGAGAACAGAATACGAACAGCAAATGAACGATCTGTTGTCTCCTTTTATAAAGTTAAGAGGAAACTCACCTAGTAATTCATTTTTCTATGAAATTGATAATCATAGATACGAAGCCTTTATTGATTCAACTTTTAATGAAAATCAAAATTCAAGTAAATTAGGTGAAGAAGAAAGAATGTTTGAAACGAAAGTTCTAATGAAAGTATTGGGTTACATAACCGGTGATGGCATAAACAGAGATAAACCAAAGGTAACAAAAAGAGAAACAGTGGTTGAAATTCGAATTTCTAGAGAAAGAGTTGTCACTGGAGATGAGCTGCCATGGAAAAAGAAAAATAAGAAATATAGAGAATAGTAGTTTGAGTTTTTATTATACTATTTACTCTTGAATACATTTATATAGGAGAGTTTTAAATGGCTAGAAAATTTGATTTTGCCTCACCAGGCATAGAGATCAACGAGATTGATCAAAGCAGAGTGTCAGCTGTAACACAAGAAGACGGGATTCTTTTGGTAGGCAGAAGCCTCAAAGGTCCATCAATGAAACCTGTTAAAGTAAGAGACTTGGATAGTTTTATTGAGGTCTTTGGAGAGCCACAGAGTGGAAAACCCGGATCATCAGTAGATGTCTGGAGAGATGGGAATCGATATGGACCCACATATGCTGCATATGCCGCACAAGCCCACTTGGCTTCTAATACTTCACCTGTTACTTTTATAAGGCTTTTAGGGGAAAACAACAGTTTGTCTGAAGACTCTGATATTCAAGCCGGTTGGAAGCTTAACGGTGGGTCCCCCAGTACTTCTGCTCCCGAGAGCAATACCCTTGCTTATGGTCTTTTCATTATGCCCTCAGCTTCTGCTGCTGCCGGTGCCACTGGTTCTCTTGCTGCTGTAATTTATACAACAGGTTCTGCTGCTACCCTTAGAGGGATTCCAGCAGAAGGAAGTGTTGTGACTTCTTCTACAGCTCAATTGATTAAGTCACAAACTAGTGGACAACCTGCGACATTTAAATTAGATATTTGGTCTGATGCATCTAACAAGGAGACCTATACTTTTCACTTTAATTCAACTAACAAAGAAGGTTATATCAGAACAGTTTTAAACACTAATCCCCAAAAGGTAAATACAGATAGTTTTGTTTCTTCGGAAAAGTATTTCCTAGGAGAGACATTTGAAGAATCAGTGCGAAGCCTTGTTACCAGCGTATCTGGTACTGCTGGAGATCAATATGGAATTCTTTTACCTCTAGTTTCCGGCTCGACGCATTATTTAAACAATATAAGAGAAGCAACAGCACCCAAATCTGGGTGGATTATTTCTAGAAACCCAAGCCCTACATCAGCTGCATCAACTTGGTCTTCTGCTGAAAGTAAAAAACTTTTCCGTATCGTATCTCTTCATGAGGGAGAGTGGATTCAAGAAAACTATGCTGTGAGAATTTACAATTTGAAACTAGGGACAGTGACAAATCCGAACTCTACATTCTCAATCGCAGTTATTAATAAGGCTGGTGATATTATAGAAAATTTTTCTAATATGTCTTTAAATGAGGGATCTGAGAATTTTATCCTTAAGAAGATTGGTGATGAAGATAGAGTATGGGATACTACAAACAAAATATTTAATGTTATCGGTGAATACCCAAACCGCTCGAATTATATTCGGATTGAAATGTCTGATGATTGGAAGGCAGGACTATCCGACAAATATGCTCTTCCATTCGGATTCTACGGACCTTCTAAGATCAAATCTTTTGGTTTATTTTCGGGCTCCGCTGCGGTTCTGGACTCAAATGAAGCCGCTAATGTAAATGCTTGGGTAAAAGGCAATGATTATACTTATGGATCTGATGGTGTTACTCCGGACTTTGCTAGTTTGCCGGCAGATATGACTGCTTCCTTTATTTTTCCAAGATTGAGACTTACAGAGCAAAGCTCTAAGATGAATGGCAATTACAATAAGACAGATGTTCTTGGCGTTAGGCATGTTTATGGAAATACAGCTACATCTAACAAAGTTGTTTATCAATCATCAGATTATGCTGACTTTATCAATGCTGGCCCTGGTGGACTGGATGTCCACGCTGTTGGGAGCTCAACAGAGACTAGCTTCATCTTTACATTAGACGAAGTTAAATCTGGATCAACCGATGGAAAATGGTATTGGGAAAATGGCTCAATGGCTTCTGCAACTTCTCATGCAAAAGTTCATGGGACAGCCAAGTATTTAAAAGATGCTCCATCTCAATTTAATGTACCTTTGTTTGGTGGATTTGATGGTGTAGATATAACTATGGTTGAGCCTTTTTCCAATAGAAAAGCTTTGGCGGATATGGATGTAAAAAGTCACTATGCTTATAACACAATAGATAAAGCAATTGAGATTATTGCTGATCCTGAAAGTGTAAAGTTTGATGTCGTTTCCATACCAGGACTTTTGCATTCTGGTCTACAGAACAAATTGATTCGTAAGGTTGAAGAAAGAGGAGACGCTTTAGTAATCATAGATTTGGATGATTCTTATAATGAATCATTTGAAAACTCTGGTAAAGCATCAGGCGGAGACTTCAATGATGTTTTAACAACAGTACAAACAAGAGATATAAATAGTAGTTATGCTGCTACGTATTTTCCTAGAATAAAGCTTCGCGATACCACTTCCGGAGCAAACGATGTACTTATCGCTCCAGCCTCAGTCGCGGGTATTGGTGCCATTGCTTATTCAGAAGCCAATTCTGATGGACCTTGGTTTGCCCCAGCCGGCTTCAACCGTGGAGGGATTAGTATTCTTGGTGGTCAAGCTGGTCCTAGAACTGTTGGAACCTACAAGACCTTATCTAAACAAAATCGTGACGAATTATATCAAGAGAATGTTAATCCAATTGCTAGATTTCCAGCGCTTGGTGAGATTGTCATTTTCGGACAGAAAACACTTCAGCAGACACCTTCTGCTTTAGACAGAAT